GAAACCGCTGACAAGATTGAAACGGTTAGGCCCGCACTGGCAACCGTTAAGTCACCGTGGGCTACCGCGTCAACCTGCGCGATTGAACCGGCATGCGGCACGCTGATATACGTGGTGCTGGCACCGCTCAAGTTTTCCAGATTAACGGTCAGGAACGTCCGACCAACCTGAAATCGCTCGCCGTCAGAATTGATCCAGACGGTTGTGCCATCCGAACGCTGCTGGATATTCCATCCAGCTTCCGCAACGCCAACACCAAACAGCAGCATCAAGGCGGCTAAACTATAGAGGAATTTCCTCATGTGCCTACTCCTTATCAAAGGACGGAGCGGCACGATTGCCGCTCCGCTGTTGCTGTTATCACGAGGTGTTAACGTCCCAGATCGCGCCCGAACCGGCCTCGTTCGATGATTCCAGCGTGTACTCGACCAAAATCTGCACACGATCCGAATCGCCGGTCTTGGCCAACTCGTGGAAGTGGAACGGGCGCAGGTACGCAATCGCAAAGAGGTCCTTTTGAAGCACTAATACATCTCTAGCGCGCATGAACCTATTTGGAATTATTTCCAGATCGCCGAAATCTGACTGATACAGGTCGATTGCCGCAACTAATTGCTTGTCTTCTGCGGTTTTGAACCTCGTCGCATTTCCGGTGAATGTGGAAATTTCCTGTTTAACGTGCGCTCCGCACATGATGCAGTCAGGCTTGCCACCATTCGTCCACTGGCTCTGAATCACGGTCTTCAGCAACGCTTCCGTTACGTCGCGCTGCGTTCCGTCCGTGCGGGCGGTATTGCCCAAAGAACCATCGCTTCCGCCAGCGCCGTTTGAGGTGTTCGTTGTAATCCAACTACCAATGCCGCCACACTGACGGGCAGTAGTCGTATCACCGGCAACCTCGGCACCGTTGCGAAGAACCACGGACTCTAAATCAGTCCTTAGCTCAATCGCGCGCTTCTCGATCTGATAGTCGAGTTCGTCGGCCCTGCCTGCCGTCCGCGATGCCCGACCTGTACCCGATACGCGGGCAACCTTGTCGGAAATCTGCATCGTGTTGGAAAGTCGAACCGTGGCAGTCGCTGTGTCCGTGGTCGCATCATCGCCTTCCAAAACTGCATTGGAAGATGACGCTGCGGCAAACGCATCTGTCTGCCATTCGTGAAGGACTTGTGATCCTTCCTCAACCCGCACGCTTGCCATGAAAGGACAATCGTAAGGATCAACGTTGTAGATGATGTCGGAGAGGTCTTCGCGCTCACCGATCACCGTGTAGGACGTATGCGTCCCAGCGGGTGTGGTCATTTAGGCACTCCTATGATTTTCCGGTCCGCTTTAGGCGTATCAGGTTTACCGCAGCCGATTCTTGGGAACGGCGATCCGGTGCTGCCTTTAACGAATCTCGGAGGGTTGAAAGTTGAGTCGCGGCGCTGTTCTTTCCGCCTCTGCTTCCGCCCGGTTTCAACACACGCTTTTTGGTTTTGAGTTTTTCGGCCACAACCGGCGCTGCTTTCTTTGCGGCGGCGGTCTGCATCGCATCCCTGACTATCAGGATGTCCGCATGGTCGAAATCCCCGTTGGCCCACGCTACGATCTGTTGATCGCTTTTCCCGCGAGAGCGCAAATAGGAAGCCATCCCAACCTGGAATTTCTCGGTCTCCTTGGGGTCTTTCAACTCCGGCATTGCCTCAACAAGCAACTTCTGCTGCTCGTCCCTAGTCCTGGCCCGCCGTGTCGTTTTTTCGGCAACTGCGTCATCGATGGCTTTTTGACGGGCCACATTGGCCGCTTCCAAAACCGCGTTGACTGCCTTTTGCTGTGCGTCGAGTTGTGCGTAATGCTCTGGGTCGGTTTGCGCCAACGCTGCCATTTCGGTCGCGCTGGGCTGTTCGCCCATCAAATTACGCACGGCGGCAACGGAAACATCGAGAGCATCAATGCGACCCTTGACCGTTTCGTGTTGTTCCTGCATCTCGGCAGCAAAGCGCTGCCGGTCATCTGCAAGTTCAGTTGTTTTCCGCGTAAACGTATCCTCGCGCAGGTAGCCTTTTTGCGCTTCTCTGAGGGTGATCGACTGATCGGTTCCGGGTAGCGGCACCTTGATGTGGTCGAGCAGTGCGTCTGCATCGATCTCAAGGGCTTCCGCTATCCCAGTAACCGTATCCGGCAATTCCTCAATTGACGTAATAGGCTCTGGCTCGGGTTCCGCTTCTGCGGTCGTGTCGGCATCAGATTCGGTGAGCGATTCCTCTGCCTCTGCTTCCTGCGATTCCTCTGGCGCAACTTCCGTTTCCGGAGTGGTCGGCTCTGGGGTGATCGGTTCCGCAGATTCCTTTGCGCCCGTAATTCTCTCGGGCAGTGGTTCTGATCGTTCTACTGTGTGCGTCGGCCCCGGTGCGGGTGCGCTTGCCACTTCCTCTGTGGGTGGTAGCGCTCGCCGCGCCGCTATGCTTGCAACGGCTGTCTGGTGATCTGTTGGCGGTGGGTGTCCCGGCCCCATCCTTGTTGGTGCCTCGGGCGCACTTTCACTCCCGGCGACTGCCGGTGCATCTACTGCCATAACACTATCCTATTGAAATTAAAGGGTTACTTACGCGCTTTCTTGCGTTCGTCTGCCAGAACAACAACGTCCTCGGCTGCCAAATTACCGCCGCCCATCGCTTTTCTCAGCGCCTTAACCTGCAGGTCAAGCGTTCGCAGGCTTGCTTGGCAGAACAACCGACGTTGATTGCCTTCTTCGCCTAACGGGCAATCCGCAAAGGCACGCAAGATGGTTTCCCTGACACTCTCAACGCCGCCAACAAAGCGCGGGTTTTCGATAATCCGCGCGGCTTCTTCGCCCGCTGCCGCCTCGGCGCGTCTTAGGGCTTCGTGTTCTTTCTCGTTCATTTCAACAAATCCATCCCATATTGCGGCGCGAAGACTCCCTTTGCTAAACGCTCGCCGCCATCAAAATAGCGAACTTCGACAGGCATACTCTTCCATCCCAACTTATCCGCCGCCATGATCCTATGATTGCCTTCGCTAACCCACGGGACGCCCCTGTAATCAACCATCACAAATGGCGCATATTCTTTACCGTTTTGCATGGAAGGCAACTTTCCAGTTTCACCCATATGCTTAACTAGACCATCTAAATCATCTGGTCTGACTCTGCCTTGTTCTCCGCGTAGTCCCTTGAGATTTTTTAGTTCGGAAACTGGCATTTCAATTGCGCCATCAAAATTGCCCGTGACGGTTTCGAAGTGCGGCGCGCCAAATTCGTTGGTTCCCTTGCTCTTGGAATATTCAACCTTACTTGCCAACCAATCTTCGTTTGGGATATCAGACCGAAATGTTTTTCTGGCTTTATCCGGTCCAGAGAACGTGGCCCGTCTCACCACGCCGCCAATCTTATTCCCCGGCAACCACTTGTGTGGTGAGCCGTGCCATACCGTCGCGCCTAACGCTCCCGGCCCCACACCACCAAGGGCACCGCTAACACCCATGCCGCCCATCATCGTATCTGCTGACATTCGCGCCACATCTTCAAACGTTGGGTTATAGTCTTGTGCCACAGCACCCGGCAATTGGGCAGAACGCAGCAAATCAAGCCCCATCTGTGGAACAGCAAGCGTCATCTCACCAGATTGCGTGCGTCCAATCGGTAACAGGTTGCCTCGTGTTGCTATGTTCGGATCGGCAATTGGCTGCCTCGGGTCAGCAATCGGAGCAGGCGGCGGCGGTTGGTCGTAAATCTTCGCCAATATTTCCGGTGGCAGTGTCCGCAATAAACTCATTTCCCTCTGACGCCGACGCGACTGTTGATTCAACAGGTTCATGCGCTGCTGGGCAGGCTCAGGCAATAGCTGAATATTCTGTGGTAGCATTCCACGGGGCATTATGTTATGCTTCCAGTCATGTTATGGAGGAAAGTTAATGAGACAAAGAATTCCCGAAAGCGATTGCTGGCAAGACCACGCAACGGAATGCCCCAACTGCAAACAACTTGTGATGCAACGAGAAGAACACTTCAAGACTGCCAATCTCACAGACCCAAGCTGGTGGGATTGCGATTGGAAAAATGCCGCCGATGATTAGCGGCGAATTATTCAATTCATCTATAGTGGAAATCCTGTCAATTGTCGGAGTAACGCAGATGAAAACCGAAATCATAGACCCCGGAGCAGTGGCGGGATTTGATGGCGGACATACTTGGGGACGCAGAGAAGCCTTCCGGGAAGTTATTGCGGCGCTGGATGAACAGCTAAATGATGCACCTAGTGCCACGCAAACTATCCTAACTGATTTTCAAGCCGTTCTGATAAAAATGGCGGAAAAGTAAGGCTAATTTCACCTTCTATTTCCCAGTAAGTCCATGCCGTTCTCAAGAATGGTGGTTTTGTCCAAATTCCCATTCACCGCCTCTTGGCATACGGCGTCTGATTTCAATATTTTCGCCACGGCCCCAAGTTCCTTCGCCGCCCAAACTCTTTATGACTTGATCGTGCGTGCAATCGCTGCCGTCAAAGGCATACACAACGCCCTCCGGTGATTTGATGAACCTCACCGACCTGTCATGCCCCATTCTGCCGCTGGTCTTCCAAATCCCCGCAACGTCCGACATGGTGGGGTTCTGGATAATCTCTGGCAGCATCACGCATCCATCCTCTGCTGTACCTTCTTGGGGTTCACAAAGTCGGTCACGTCACCGCAGATGGCACACTTGACGCCCGCAATCTGGGCGTCCCTATGCGCGCAACCGTACAGTGTCACCACAAACGAATCGTTGCCACACTCGGAACAGGCGGCCTGGAAGGATTCGCCCTCCAGCCATGCCGCCTGTCCACGAGAAGTCAACGGCATTAGTAGCCGCGCTTTTTACCGTGCCCCCACTTCAGGTCGCCGCCCTTACGGGTCGCGCTGATCTTGACGTTATTTCCGCCTTGACCGGCTTCCTTGGGGACATTCTTGTTGGCATAGATCGGCACGCCACTGGCGCTACCTTTGCCAGATGCACCTGTGCCTGCATTGCCCTTGTCCATCTCCGTCTCCTTTTCTAGTCGTCTAACATAGCGAGGATGAAAATAAGCGCCTCATCTTCGCCCTTAGTTTCCGCCTCGCGGACGGAATTCTCGATTAGTATGGCCGCTTGCTGGCGATTGAGTTTGATTTGCGGCGTTTGACTTTAGGTGCCTTGGGCGGAATCGCGCCCTGCCTGCCTTGGCTCAACCGTGAATCCTTGCTGCCGCTCACGATCTTTCGAGCGGCTGATTTGCCTGTTTTGGTAAAGACGCGCATAGTAGTTCTCCGCTTAACTGGTTGACGCGATTTCCGGCACCTTGGGCGTGTTATCAATATTCACATTGATGTTCGGCACCGTGATGTCCTTGCCGTTGAATTTCTCCGCAGCCTCTTTGGTGCGGGATTCGCGTTCGGTGTTTTGCGATTCGGCTTGGGCCTGGGCCTGCAGCGCTAACCGTTGCTCTGCTTCCGACGCCTTGATCTCAAGGTCGCCCGCCGCAACGTCGCGCTTGACGCCCAGCTCCCCTGCCGCCTTGTCCCGCTGCAAGGCTAGTTCCGCGTTGACCTTCTCACGCTGCAACGATAGCGTCGCCAGCAATTCCTCGCGCTTGAGCGCAATATCGGCCTCTTGCTGCTGCTGCTCAAGTTGCATCTTGGCTTGATCGCGCTGCATTTCCGCATGCATCTTGGCTTGCGCCAGTTGACCGTCCTGTTGCGCCTTCTGCTGTTCAAGCTTCATCTTGGCTTGCGCCTCAACGACGGCAGGGTCGGGCTGTTCCTGCTTCTGCGGTTGCGGTTCGCCTTCCTTCTGTTCCGGGTCCGTCCAGTAGCGCTCGTGGTCCTTCTCGCCAAGCGCTAACTGCGTCCAGTTCTTCAGCGCTTCGTAAATGTTCTTCTTGTTGAGGAATTCACCGTCCGCACTGCCCTGCATCTCAACCACGGTCAACTGCTTCTGTAGTAGCGCTTCCATCAATGCAACCTGGGTTTCCTTGGTGCCATAGCCCAAACCAACGGTCACGTCCAAATCCATCTTAGCATTCCACGGGCGCGGGTCGATGTCCACCCACTTGCCACGCAACCGCACCGTGTAGGCGCGATCTGCATTCTCGATTATCAACTGGTTCAGTTTACGAAACGCATCCTTGAAGCCGGTCTCCGCAAACGTGCGCGCGATGAATAACTTGCGCTTCTGCGCCCGGCCCAGCACTAGGTTGATACCAGTGGCGGTATCATGCAGCGATTCAGGATCAAGCCCCTGATCCACCGCAGGAATGCCAATACGGTCCTCCTTGATCTTGTCCCAGTATTCCATGACGGGAAGGATAATCTGCCCGATAGGCTGCGGCGCTAACGGCATCACCGCCGCACGCACATCACCGTCGCCATCCATCCGCACAACGCTGCTAACGCGGTTGGTGAGCATGTCGTCCAGATCAACAGAATCGTTGATGACTGTTCTGGAATTCGTGATGTTGTAGGTATTATCCATCAGTTGCCGCTGCAGCACGGACTTTGCCTGCTGGACGTCTTTCACTAGATCGGCAACGGCGCGCCCGAAGAACTTATAGGGCATCCGTATCGGCGTCAGCGAAACAAACGGGTGGTCCGCTACTTCAACAGCAAGCTCACCAGTTTCGGGGTCGGGCAGGATGTAATAGCCATCCCCCGCGACGAATACCTTGTAACGGCGTGCCACCCCGGTTTCCTCGTAATCGATGAGGACATAACACTCGTAAATCCATATTTCCCGGACCGCGCGATCTTCGACGCTGACGCGCCCGTATGAATGGTCTTCGTTCTTCCAACGGGTAATACGTTCGCGGTTAAACTGGTGCTCATCGTAGCCGGGTAGTTTGTCGATGATGTCTGGATCGAATCCACGGTCAATCAACTCCGTAGCGGTTGTGCGGTCCTGGTGGCACAGCAGCGGCGCGCTGTCCATATCAACGGACCGGCGCGAGATGAGAAAGTCCTCTGGTGCCAGCCCCTCGATTTTGATCTTGCGCCGACGCTCGGTGTGCTTAATCTCCAAGTCCCAATACATCGAGGCGTCAAGCCCCTGCGCCGCGAAGTCTTCTGTGCCTTCTGCTTCGCTTGCAGCCAACACCTCAACGTCCGGGTCATTCAGCAGCGCATCGGCTTCCTCGACGAACACTTTGTGCAGCGTGCGCTTGGTGGTGGTTTCGTCATCTTCGGCCCACATCTTGATGAAGCCGTTTTTCTGCAAGAGCGCCGTCTTTATCCAGTCGTGTGTAATGCCGTAGCCGTCGTTTTCCTTGTACCAAACGTGGTTGCATAGCGCCGTGGCTTGGTCCGCGTCGTCCTCGTCGCCTTCGCCTACAGGCTCAAACCGCACCGCTTCGTCACCGCCTGCGAAAATCTCCATCATATCGGGCATGATGCCCTCCACGACGTCCTGCATATCCGTGGACACGACGCTTGAGCGGCCTTCCGGCGCGTCTATGTGCGGCAGTTCGCCAAGGTACATCTCCATGTTATCTTCGCGCTCGTTCGCAATCTCGCTGCCAATCCAGTTGGCGGAATTGCGGATATGCGCGCGGACAATGTGGCGCAGTTTGGCGTCTGACATTGGCATTGAATGTGGGTTCCTTCTAGACTATACTAATTCCGCTGCGGCGATTGTGGAGGGTACACTTGCCTCGGTGCGCACCGTAGGTATCTAGCTAGGGTCGAGCCTAGCCCGCAGCCCTACCGTTTTTTCCGAGCCAGACGACGGCCAAACGCAGCACCCTTTCTTGCCGCAGATTGTCGCCCCTTTCGAGACGCTACACTGCGTCGCGTTTTAGCCTTTTGAGCGGCCTCTTGTTTCGCGCGCTTGCGTTTCAACAACACACCTAAATGCTGGTTGGTTTTCCGCTCTCGCTCAAATGTCTTTTCGCCACGTGCGCGAGAAGCCCCGGCAACAGCGCGACGCATTTGTTTTGTCGTTTATTAAGTCGTTTACGAGGCATTAAGCCACCTTCCTGTCCATCACGCCGACAAGCGCCAAGGCGTCTTCCTTGGTCATGCCCTTCTCGTTGAACTGTTCGCCCTCGGGGTTGATGACGTTCCACTTGCCGAAGCCAGCGTGCTTGATGTGCCATTCGCCGGTTTCGCCGCCATAAGGCGCTTCAACGATTGTGTCCACGCCACTAGATTGGCCAGAGCGCACGGCTGCGTCAGCATCAGGTATGACGTTATCAAACTCGTCAATGATTGATTGGTCAACGGTCGGCAGGGTATCCGGCACGTCGGCAAACGGGTCGTCAAACGGTTCACCCTCTAGAACGTTTTCGGGATCACGCGCCTGGGTTTCGTAATCAAGGTCTTCCCTGTGTATATCCTTGATTACAGGAGTCCCGTTGTCGCCTTGTGAAATCCGCAGAGCAAAGGGTTCTTCCTGCTCGTTAATCCAGTCCACAATCTCGTTGACCTTGTTGAGAATCGTGCTCGTGCTTGCGCGTGTCAGTCGTTCCATAAATCACCTTTGGTTGGCAGGGCCGGTGAGGTTTCCCCCACCTTTAGGTCAGGACCGACCGGGTGCGACCCGATGGGGCTACCCCTTCCATTCAAGCCCTAGAAATAATCTCCGCCGTAGCCTTCGTCGGGATGCTGGCCA